CCGCGAATGACGCTTGGGGCCTCAAAGGAAGCCACCGCTGCAGCAGCTTCTGGTTGCGTGGCGGCGAACGTATTCCCGCCTAAAGAGGCGAAGGGTGCTTGGGCAAAAGTGACATCACCAAACACCACTTGCCCCTATCAGGCTGCGTCAAGGGAAAAAGAGTAACTGACGTTCAGCGTGTCGCCGTTGTCCACAGTCTTGTCGCCGCCAGTGAAGTCACCAGCCGAAAACAAGATGCCGGAAGTGCCGCTGCTCACGCTGGCCAAGAACGCGCCAGCCACCACTGTGCTGTTCACCAGCATGGCAAACGAAGATGGACTGCCGGAGTTTGTGATCACCGATGGATCAGCCGTGGTGGCCGTGCCAAACGTGACAGCCTTGCGGTTGCCAGTGTAAGCAGTGCCGGGCACCAACTCAGTCCAGCCAGCATGCGAGGCCAGTGTGTCGGCAGCAGCGAATGTTGTGCCAGAGCCGGGGCCTTCGACCAGACCCAAGTACCAAGCGGCGGTGTAACCCGAGGCTGAGAAGTACTTGCTGTTCATGTCCTGCAGACCCTGATTGACCACGAGGTTGTGAAACGAGTCGGACCATTTTTCCTTGCCGTCTGCGCCCACGCAGGTGACGGTAAAGACACCGCCCGCGCCAACGCGCTCACCGCCAGCGCGGTTTGTGGTCATGCCTGCGGTAACGCTGTCGGCTGCTTTGCTGTGTTCCATGATGGCTCCTTAAGAGATTCGCACGATTGCGCTGTTGGCATCGGCTGTTGGGAAGATGATTTGGAAAGTGTCGTTGCTGACGGTCTTGTCGGAGCCAAAGTCCAGCACCGCCACGGACTTGTTGCCTTCAGTGACGTTGTAGATCAAAGCCGCACGGGCTGTGAACGTAGCGCCAGTCCAAGACGTATTGCTGAAGTTGATGAACGCCGTCGGGATGTTGAGCGAGTTGTTGCCGGACGTTGGGCTTGTGCTGATGGTAAGCGTGTTACCGCCAGCGGTGTAGCCTGCGCCAGTCACCTCGTTGGAGGTGCTGTACGCGGTTGTTGCATAGCCCAGGTCGGCGGCAGCGGTGTACAAAGCGATCTTGAACGTGTCCGGCGATGTGGGGCCAAAGTTGTGGATGCTTTGCAGCAGCTCGACTTTGAACGATGTGGTTGCTGTTTGGAGAATGCTCATGACACTTTAACCCTTGTCTGGCCGTCACGGTATGTGTCGGTGCGCTGTTTGCCATCACCCAAGTTCTTGAGCAGTGCAATCGCCTGAATGTACATGTCCTGATACAGCTTAACCATGTCGGCCTCGCCTTTCATGAACCGGATGGCCTCAACCAGAGCGCCATTGAGCAGCGCGGAGTCGAAGTTATCACCCAACCACGTATCACCCGCAGTCACGATGGACTCAGGGTAGTAGTAGTAATGCAGCTCAGCGTTGTACGTGGCGTCAGGAGTTGGACCCAGAATGAACGTCAGCTCATTCACATCGTTGGACTGGGGGCCAAAGATGGCGTAGTGCTTGGGCTTGCCGGTAGTAGCCGGATTGGGGTACGCCTGCCGGATAAAGTTCACATCCTTGTCGAGCAGAAACTCGTAAGCCCCACCCGCTGCGGGGTAGATGGCCAACGAGTAGACCGACAGAAAATCGTTCGGAGCCGCCAAGTACTTGTTGTTCGCAGTCAACGTGCCAGTGACGTTCTTGCGCAAGTTGGCCAACTGCACCGTGTTGTAGATTCTCTGTTCCGCCTGCTGCGTGAACATGGCGTACTGCTCCTCTGTGAATTCGTTTTCACAGATGTCAGAAATGTTGATCTTCAGCTCGGCGTAGTTCATTCAAACCTCAAGCCATTGGGCCGCGAGCCATCAGGCCCTTGGTAGCTGCACCAGTGCCACGGACTTTGATGCCAGTGGTCTTGGTGGGGTTTCCTTCAGGCTTATTGCTGAACGCGCCAACAGACATATTTAAAGTGTCCACGCGGCTGTGATTCGGCTCTTTGCCCGGATTGGTAGATGCCTTGACGGGCTTGCCGTCCATGGTGTGCGGCTTGGCGTAGACGCTGGCAGGGCCAACCTCTTTGCCGCCTTTTTTCATGCTGAATTTGGCCATGATTAGATCCCCGATTTAGGAACTGCGCGAACCGATTTCTTCTGGTTTGCAACTTTTGCCATGCCGCGACCGAGCTGCTTCATCTGCAGATTGGTCTTGCCGCCCTTGGCCAACTTGGTCATTGGCTGGCCTTTGTGCATGTTTTTCTCATGCTTGTGAACTGCTGCTTTTGCATCCATGATGAACTCCTTACGATATTGAGATTGTCACTGTACCGACCTGCGCCGTCAACGCCAAATAGTTAGGCGTCAACAGGTTGTCAAAGAGCCGCGAACCACCGACTGGGTTCCAGCCCCATTGGATGTCCCGAGAGCCGCCAGAAAGATTGCCGTCCGCATTCACGCCCGAGGTCACGTATGTCGTATCTCTGCGGGGATTGCGCAAAGCCTGGGGATCGTCAATTGGAAACGTGCCGAGCATCAACTGAGGTTGATCTGGGTCCCAGCATTCTGGGCAAACCAAAAGCTCGTACTTGCGCTGCTTCACAATTTCTGTGCGCAACTTCTTGAGTTTGTATTGCTGGCCGCACCTGTCGCACTCTGCGATGGCTATGCGGCCTGATGCAAAGCGGTTTGGCATTAAAAGCCTCCACCGCTGCCAATAAACATGGGGCGTGGCACAAAGCGAACAGGAGCCTTCTCGCGGTCTTCTGTGGAGGCCAAGTCCCAAGCTTCGTCGTATTGCTGCTTGAGGACTGGCAAACGCTCCATCGCGCCGGGAATCTTCAGCGCCAGATGGTATGCCAAGCCAGCCGTCATGGCCTCATAGAAGCGGAACGGCATGTCCATGGTGTTCACACCCGTGCCAGCGTCTTGCATGCGGCGCAAGCGCCAGTACACAAACACGTAGGGCTGCGAGTTGTCTGGCACCGGCCAAACCGTGATGCGAGGGTTGTCCGTCAGACGCTCAATCCAGACCTGAATTGGCCGGGCCTGCTGCAGCTTGTTCGGAATCGTGGCATAGGTCGAGACACTGATCCGGGTGATGGTCAGGTCAGCCTGCGTTGACGCGCTGCCAGCGCCGGTACGGATAACGTGCTCAAGCAGGTCAACGGTGTCGTCCGGCAGGTCGTAGGTGGCTTGACCGGCAACCAAGTTGATCGACCCCTGCTCATAGGTGAACATGTTCAAACCTTTGTTCGCCCACTGGGAGAACATCAGGTTCAAAGACCGGCTGGCCGTGCGCAAGTCATAGCCCGTGCGCAACTCACCTCCGGCGCGTTCAAACGCTTCCTCCACGATTTCCGTGAGGTCCATGTTGAAGGCTGCGGTGCCGGAGGTTGTCATGGGTTACTTCTTTGCTGTCTTGGCTGATTGGCGGAACGCTTGCGCAGTTGGTGCGCCAGCAGTACCGGGCTTACGCATTTTCTCACCAGAACCAGCGGCAATGCGTTTTTTCTTCGCATTGATGTTGGCATACAGACCCACCTGTCCGCCCTCGGCGTACTGGGTGAAGTCCGTGTCATCCCGACGAGCTTTGCGCTTGCCAGATGGCATCTTGGAAGGGAGGATGTCTCCCATACCGCGACTGGCTCTCATGTCAGCACATGCCGCCACCGGCCATTTTCACCATCTTGCCCTTAGTGTGGGCTTTGGTGATGCAGCCATCAGCGCGAGTCACGCCGCCTTTTTTGTAGCCCTTCTGGCCACGAACCATGTCGCGCGGGTCTTCAGAAGCTGCAACGCTGGAACGCTTGTTGTACTCGCGCTCAGCGGCATCAGCGGCCTTTTTGTCTGCGATCATCTCGCGTGCTTGTCTTTCTGCTGGACTCATGATTTTCTCCTTAGCAAGCTTTGCCGCCACGGGCCATCTTGACCATGGTGCCTTTGGTTTTGCCTTTGACAGCAAGGCCGTCGCGGCTAGGAGCTGCAGTCTTCACTGCACCCATCTTGGATGGAGCAACACCGCCACCCTTTTTGTAGCCTTTGGCCTCAGCCATCTCGTGTTTGATCATGGACTTAGGAGCGCCAGCTTTTTTCATGAAGCCGACTTCCTTTTTCATCATCGCTTTGGACTCTTTCATATCGCCACCTTTTGCAAATTTGCGGCTCTTGTCCGCGTTGGAAAAATCTTTGCCCACCGACTGTGGGACGCCTGCTTTCTTCGCAAACTCCGGGCTGTGCGCTACCGCACGCATGAAGTCAGCTTGCTTCTTGCTAGTTGAGGGCACTGCGCTGCTCCTTCATGAATTCGTCAAGCTTGGCATCCAGCCGGTCAAGGCGTTGGATAACCCGGTTCATGTCGTTGTGCATGTCCATCTTGGCCACAAACTTCTCGGCGTTTTCTTCCCGAGTCTTGCTAAGCAAAATGGACAGACGCTTTACCTCGTCATGGGATATTTTCACCCAAAACAGGAGCAAAGCCGAAAAGAACGACAGGACGGTATTCCAGACTGGCAATTCCATGTCAGCACTTCCATCTCTTCAGGGCCGCAGCCTTACGTGTTGGTTGGCCTTTCTCGTCCTTCATAGGGCCGGGCATACCGGACATGCGGGCGCAGAAAGAATCCTTGCGTGGGCCACCCTGGGGCTGTGGAGCCTTGAGGTTGCTGCCAGTCGCAGCGTTGTACTTAGCGCGTCCTTTGGCGGTCAAACCTGCACCCTTGGAAACAGGCAGCTTCTCGCCGCGACCCACCGCCAAGGATGGGCCTTTCTTCTTGGGTGCAGGTGCCTTAGCCATTGACGACCTTCAATTGGGGTGTGCAGTACTGCTCGATGAGCGGCATCAGCACAGACTCTTTGAAGCTGCGGTGATATTCTTGAGAGCCAACGTGCGGCAGGGTGATTTCTGGATCAACAAAGACCGTGAAGCCGTCTGCGCGAGCACGCTTGCAGAAGGTGTAGTCCTCGCCAATGTACTGGCCGTTCGAAAGCTCAAAGTCGAACAGGCAGAACTCGTCCCGGTTGTAGAAGTCGTTGAAGTACTTCCACTCTGGGTGGTTCTGGATCATCTTCTCAATCACATGGCGCTGGATCATCATGAAGCCAGTGGCCACGTTCTCAACCCGAAGCATCCCGTGAGCATCAAACTCAAGGGTGTTGTTCTGGTCTTTGTAGATGTCCAAGAAGAACTTGCGGTCTTCTGCGCGGCGTGTGTACATGCCAGCCGTGATGTCCTTGCCGGTGCTCAGCGCCAGCAGGCGCAAGACCGAATCTGCATCCACCACGATGTCGGCATCCACAAACAGCATGTCCGTGCAGTCCGACTCAAGGAAGTTGGCCACCAAGACGTTACGGGCCTTGGTGATGAGAGAGCAGCCCGACAGGTGCGATAGCTGAACCTGAACGCCAAACTTCGAAGCCTTGACCACGAGATCGGCCAAAGCAAAGGAGGTCTTGATGTTCAGTTTGCCATCATAAGCAGGGATCGCAATCATCAGTTTGCGACCTGCAATGTCCATCGGGCGTGCTTCTTCAGCCATAAAACACCGTCACCTTGGTTGCTGTTGGCACAGTGACATGCACATCCGTAGTAAACAAAATCCCCTCACCGGGAATCAAGTTTGCAA